GCACCGCGTCCCAGTTTCGGTAGATGAGGTAGGCGGCTCCCGCGATGGCGGCGATCACCAGCACGATCGGGTTGGCAAGTAGGAAGCTGCCCAGCGCCATGAGGCCGCGGAGCACCAAGCCGATGCCGCCGCCGAGCATACGCAGCGCGCCCATGCCCATGGTCGCGACGAATCGGGCGAAGGCGCCCACGAGGGACAGCGTGCCGCCCATCCGGATTCCGGCCAGGCTGAGGGCCAGGCGCAACAGCGTGAACTGCCCGAGCAGGCCGCCCAGGGTGATCATCAGGGCGCCGGCGCCGACCATCAGCAGGCCGATCGCGCCGGCGACGACAAGCAGGCCCTTCGCCAGCATGGGGTGGCGCTGCGCGAAGCCGTTGAGCGCGCGAAGCAGCGAGACGGCCTTGCTCAGACCCGCCACGTACAGCGGCAGCAGGCGCTGGCCCAGCTCGCGGTAAAGATCGGATTTTCGGGCCAGCAGCTCCGCCTCCTGGCCTGACGCGGTGCCCGTGGCCAGACCATAAAGCGCGTCCACGCCGTAGGCCTTGGGGGCGGCGGCCAGGTGCTTGGCAATGTTCGCGCGTTCGAGGTACAGCGACGCGAACAGGTCGCCGCCCTTACGTCCGGAGAAGAGCGCGTTGATCTTGCTCACCACCTGCTGGTCGTTGAGCTTACCCTCCGGGTTGAGCTTCGGAATAACGCGCGTCATGAGGAACTCGAACGGATTGGAGCGGTACAGCTCCCCATCCTTGAGCGCATCCGGCAGCAACTTGGTCACATGTCCCGTTTTGCCGTACTTCACCGAGTCCTTGTTGAGCAAACCCAGCTGAGCCAGCTCTTCGGCGGCCTGCTGTGTCGTGCGGCCGGCGGCCCAGTTCTGGTAGGCCGTAGCCAAGCCGGTGCCGGCGCGGTGGCCCCCCATTTCCTGCACGGTGTGCAGCAGGCCGAAGAAGAAGGACTGGTCGTCCAGCTGCTTGGCGGCCACGCCGCCGGTTTTGATCATGTTGAGCAGGTCTTCCGACTTCACCAGACCGCCGGAGGCCACATAGGCCTGTGTGGCGAAGTCGAGCACGCGCTTTAAGCTCTCGGGGTTCTTGGCGGCGCCGCGCAACTCCGCCACCTTGAGCAGGTCCATGAACATGGCCTCGGCGGTCTCTCCGTGCCCCTCACCGTGGCCTCCCTGCGCCATGACCGTCTCGATGCCGAATTTCATGCGCGCCAAGTAGGGCGTAACCGCTTCGGCCTCGTGCATATCGCGGAGCACGCTGTAGGACTCTTTCAACAGCTTCAGCGTCTCCGTGGCGCTGGTGCCCATGATGTCCTGCGCTCGCGCGAACTTCACCGCGTCGGCCACCATGGCGTCGCCGACGCCCATCGCGCGCAACTGCGCGACCTGCGTCTGCCATGCCTTGGCTTCGTCCACGGTCGGGCTCAGCGCCCCTAGCGCATGGCGTCCAGTCGCCATGGTGGCGACGCCGGCGACGCTCAGGTGCGCCGCCGCCGCGGAGCCACGCTCGAAGCGCTGCCTCGCCGCGGCCATTTTCTGCTGCTGCGCGGTGATAGCGCCCAAGCGTTGCTGCTGGGACGTCAGCTGCGCATTGGTGGCGGCGATGTCCGCGGCCAGCGTGCGCTCGTACTCGGCGAGCCGCCGGGTATCGACGCCCGCGGCACTGAGCGATTCCCGCATGCCGCGCAGCGCGCGCAGGTTGTCCATGTGGGCGGCGCGAAGCTTGGCGGCCTGCCGCTCAGCCCGTGCCAGCTCGGCGGTGGCCTTGCGGGTGGGATTCGCCGTGGCGGCCAGCCCTTGGCGCAGCTGCGCCACCCGTTGCGATGCGGCGCGAAAGGCGATTCCGCTCGCCTGGATGCCGTTCTTGAGGTTACGGAATCCCTTGAGATCATCCTGCGCTCGCTGTAGCTCCTTGAGGCGCTGGCGTGTTTCGCGCAGCGCTTTGGAGGCGGCTGAGGACTTGTCGGTGATGCCCCGTAAGGGCGCAGTCACCTTATCGATCATGTTCAGCAGGACGCTCAGTTTCAGGTCCATGCTATTCCTCTCCGCCGTTGCGTAACCGGGCGCGCTCGCGCCACTCCACCAACTCGCTTACGTCCATGGCGTCCATCACTGGCGGCGGCCAGTGAAACACCACTGCGATGTCCGCCATGGCGTCCTCTACTGCGGCTGGAAGCCCTCGCGGGTGGCTTTCGTCAACAAAAAAGCGGAGACCTCCATGCCGATCTGCGTCAGGTCGGCTGGGTCGAGCTGCGCCACGTCCTGGCGCGTCAGTACGGGATCCGTGATGCGGGGAAGGACGATTTCCAGCGCGGCCACGTCCATATGCAGCAGATTGACCAGCTGGGTTCCGCGCAGCTCGCCCGCGCGCGGCTTGCGCACGCGGACGATGGAAATCTGGTTGTCGCCGCGCTCGATGGGCGATTCCAGGATGATGGTGGAGTAGGTGGCGTCGTTCATCAGGCGATTCCTTTGGAAGGGAGAAGTAAGCGCACGCCCACGCGGAGGGCGTGCGCCATGCGATTACCAGTGGCCCATGGCCGCCCGTTGCGCGGCCAGTCGATCGATGCCGTTCACGACCAACTTGTTGCCGAGCATGTCGATCTCGATCTTGGGCACGCCGTCGATAGTCAGGCGGTAGTAGGCACATGACACGGTGAACTTGTGCTCGGTGTCGCTCTGCGTCTTCGCGTCACCGAAGTCCAGTTCCTTGTAACGGCCACGCACCACGACTTCCACGGCGGAATACGCCCCGTTGCTCTCGCTCTGGAAGGCGCCGGCGAAGCGCAGCTGCACGCCATCCACCGCCGTGGCGCCGTACTGCTCCAAGGCGTCCTTGAGCAGGCCTCCGGCGGTGAAGCTCAATTCGAGCTTCTCCTGGCCCAGGTCGATGTCCACCGGGCCGGCCATGCCGCCGGCGGCGTATTCCTCCATCTTGCGACTGAGCTTGGGCAGGGTGACGCTGGGCACCAATCCCGCCCAGCTCACGCCGTTTTGGAACACGTCGAAATTCTTCAGTTTGCTGGGTAGCAGCATGGGTTCGTTCCTGTGCAGCAGAAGGGGAGAGCCGGCGGCGGAGCCGCCGCCGGCGCGGATCAGGTGTTGTTGGTGGCGTTGACCGCCGCCTTGAGGTCGGCGAAGTAGACGTCCGTGAAGGTTTGCCGCAGCGTGAGATCTTCCAGCGGCGGCACGGGCGTGTAGTCGTAGCTGATGGCCAGCTTGCCGGCCTTCATATCCGCCGTCTCGTTGAGCGCGGGGTCGAACCAGGCGCGTCCACCGAGCAGGTAGCCGGCGGCCGTCAAGCTGCGGAGCTTGGCGTTGATCGATTCGATAATGTCCCGGATCAAGCTGGCATGCATCGGCTTGTCCGAGTACTCGAAGACGCCCTCGCCGATGGTGTCGGCCAGCACTTGCGCCGTGCGCGTGTAGCTCTCGAAGACGAAGTCCGCCTTGTCGCACGTGCGCGAGCCCCAAAAGCGGAAGCCATTGCGCTTGATCAGGGTGGTAATGCCCGCCTCGTTGAGGATGTCGGCATCGGTGCCCTCGGTGAGGTAATCGAAGTACACATCGGCGCTGATGCCGAGCACACCATCCACCGGAATGTTGGACAGCACGCGATGCCAGCCCACGTCCTGATCGAGTTTCGCGCGCAGGCCCATAGCCATGGCGATGGTAAGCGCCGTCACCTCGCGGTTGGTGGTGGTGTCCCATTGCGTGAAGTCGGGCCAGATGAGCATGAGTTCGCGCGCGCCGAACTTGTCCCGGTAGGCTTTCGCTTCGCCGATGCTCTTGCACTTATCGCAGGTCGCGTAGCCGAAGGCCTTGAGCTTCTTGGCGATCGACACCAGCGCGCCGGCGACGGCTTCGTTGTCGTAACCGGGCACGCCCAGGATGCGTGGACGCACGCCCGTGCGTGCTTCGGCGGTGAGCATGGCCTGCAGGCCCGTGTAGCGCCCCTCGGCCGTGGTCGTGCCGATCACATGGGAGGTCGTTTCCTCCGGCGTTTCGCCTTCCTCGACACGCACCACCACCGTGGGCGCCGTCACGATGTCGGACACGGCGCGCAGGCTGCGGGACAGCGTGCCGCTGATGCCGGCCTTGCCGATCGCCGCCTTGGGGTTGGTGAGCAGCACCGGCGTGTTGAGCGGGAACGTGTTGGGGTCGGCGTCCGCGGCCGTGGCTACCAGGCCCAGGGTGGCGGTGGAGACGGTGGCGAGGGAAAGGGGAGCGTCGCTGGTTTCCAGCACGCGCGCGCCATGGTGGTATCCGGGCATGGGTCAGTCCTCGGTGGTGGTGGAGTGGGTCGGGGCCGGCACTTCGTCCGGCGCTTCGGGTAGGGGCGGCTGGGTCAGATAGCCCGAGGGCGGCTCGACGCCCAACTCGGTAACAACGTGTCGCGTGCCGTCCCCGGTCCAGTAGACGAGGCCGCGATAGTCGGGGATCAGTCGCCAATCCTGTGTGCTCTCGTCCCAGCGCCGCGCCTGGTGCTCGCCGAACGGCGGCGGCGGGACCGTGGTCATCGTGTCGGGCAGCGGCTGACCGCTCGGTACCATCGGCGCGTGTTCGCCGGTGGCCTTGTAGAAGACGGGGAACCGGCTGTAGTCCGGCTCCTGGCGCCATGCACGCGACGTGCGATCCCAGACGTTGCGCAATGGCATGTGGTCGCTGAATACCGGCGGCGGCTCCGCCGTGACGCCTTCAGGCAGGCTTTCGCCCACACCCAAGGTGTTTGGTACG